TTCATCGCCTTCTAGAACGCCCATTAAATATTCCTGATCTTCCATGTCTAAAGATTGCTCTAAAACATATTCAGTGTAGTCTTCTTCCATTTCATCGTCTGGAAGCTGTGAAGCCAGTGCTTCATCCATTTCATCTTCTGGTATGTTAGGATAGGTATCTACTGGCATACCTTCAGGAGGCATCATCATAGAGCCACCTTCGTTAAATACTCCACGTCCTTTCAAGACATCTGCCTGAGTAATCTTTCCATCGCCTGTAAGATCTGGTAAGCCGCCTTTATCCATGCCTTCACGAGCCATTCGCTCCTTTTCCATTTCTTTTAAAGCAGCTATCTTCGTAGTGTCACTTACATTAAGAGTATCTTTCAAAAAGTTTTCTTCAATAACTCTCCGCTGCTCTGCACTCTCTGCTGCTGCAAGATTACGTTCAAACATGTTGTACATATCTTTATAGCCTTTTACAGCGTCATAACCACCTTGAGCTTTTTTACTGCGGGGTGTCATGTCTAGAACAACATCGTCTTCTTCAGTTGCTAGTGCAAAAGGAACATCTTTACCTTTGTATTTAAAATGAGGCTGTCCTGCTTTCATAAATACATATTTAGTTGGGTTCTTAGAAGCCTTTGAAAAAGCAGAATCCATTGTTCCTGAAGTAATGTCAGTAACTGTAGAAGTTTTGTTTTCTTTTATTTTAGCTTCTTGTGAAGCTGATAATTTTCCTGCAAAATAACTCGCGCCCGATCCAAGAAAACCTAATCCTGCTGTTGTTGCAACTGCATCAAATTTAGATTTCCTAGCCTCTTTAGTAGTTGAGCCTCCTCCCAAATCTTCTGCTATTTTTTGAAGTTCAGTAGGATTTTTATACTTAGCTTTAATAGTCTGCCCTATTTCTCCAAGTAAATTTTCTTTACCACCACCACCTGCTTTATGAGCAAAAACTTTTTCAATGTTTTTTACATCTTGTACAGTTACATCTTGATCTTTAGCAACCATCCTAAAAATATCTGCTTTTTTCATTTTGGTAGTATCACGAACTTTTACTGCTTCTTCTACAGCATCGTGTACAGCATTCATTTTAGACTTTACAGCTTTTTCACTAGAGTCTTCAAACAAGCTAAGTAAAGGCTTGGCTAGTTTTTTAACAGCAGCACCCGCTACATACTTTTCACGCTCTGGAGGATTCAACATACTCTTACTCATAATCTTTCCTATTAAGTGCTTCGTCTACTTGCTCAGGTAAAGTTTCTAGCCTAGCCAGAGAACTCATCTTCCCCTGACTGCGGAACAATTCCAGTTCCGATGTTGCCGCCACCAGTACCTGTAGCTCCAAGGTCTTGAGGCTGTTGAGGTACTCCTTCAGGGCCTCCCATTGGTGCTTGTCCTTGACCATCGGGGCCAGCTTCCGGGCTAGGGCTTTGTCCAACATTATTTTGCATTCCTATAATCTGAGCCATCATTGCAGCTTCTTCAGGGTCATTCATCAGTTCATCTGGGTCTAGATCTAAGCTGTACGCCAGTTCACTAATAAGCTTGTTCATCTTAATAAACGGAGCTACGGCAGGGTTAGCTGCGGTCTGAAGGAACATTGTAAGCCTTTGAGAGCGTACTTCCTTTTGCATCAAGCTGTTTGTGCCTGTAGCCTTAACTTCTAAATCACCGTCAATACCAAGCTTATAGTCTGAAAACTGCATGTTCCATTGAAAGTATGCTTCACCCATAGGCTTCAACAGGAAGTCATCAAGATTCTTAATAACAGTCTTAATGTTCAATGAGGCTGCGCCAAGCAACATAGACATACCTGATGCGGTACGTGTCATGCTTTGTACGCCTGTTTGACCATGACTATAAGAAGGAATACCTGTTTGTTCGTCTGCAAGCTGTCGGAACTTGTCGAACATTTGCATATTTTCTATAGTAGTATTAGGAAACTTTAAGCCATTAATAGCTGTTCCGGGTACACCAGCTTGTCGCCTAAATACTTTACCGGGATAAATCTCCATGCTTTGACCACCTACAAGGGCAGTCTCATCTACATCAAAGATTACAGAGCCTGATAGAGCTAGATTATCAATAGCCATACGTGCATGACCATTCATAATCTTTTGACTATCATCCATGTTCTCTGCTACACCAATACCAAAGAAGCTGTAAGGGTTCTTTTCGTAGCTGAACGCATGATAAGGAATACGGAAAGGTGTAAAAGGATTTACAACACTGCGAAGCATTTGACCATTACAGACCCAAGCGTTGATCTGTACTTCATCTAAGTCATCTACTTCATCAGGAATCTCCATACCTACCTGACGGCAGTACTCTGCATCCATAACACCCCAGTACTCTAGTACTTCATACTGAGACGCACCATACTCATCATTACGATTGTCATCTTTTAACTCGTGCTCGTAATCTTCTTCTACGTAGTTAGGCCCCATCTGGAGACAAGTACGAATAGCTTCTTTGTCAAAGTAAGGCATCTTACCAAGACTACGAAGCTGTGTACGGTTCATTCTATGGCGGTGGAATACATACTCTGATTCGTCAACATTTGTTGCGTTGGGGTCTGGGAAAAAGTCCCAGATGCTGACAAACTCCAAGCGAGGCACCCTAACATCAACAGGAGAGTAAACTCTATCACCGTCCTCTCCTTCATCCCATCGGTGGAGGGTCTTGTTAAAATTGAACGGCCCTTTAACGATTCCGGTGCCGAATAAAGCTGATTCAAATAATGCGTTCCTAATCTCACTAGCGCCGTTAGACTCCTCTATCTGATCGTGTATAAGTTTTTCCATGCGTCGTGCAGCTTTCTGTGCAGGACTTATTTCAAGTACTTGTGGGTCTGGTGAAGGGCCTTCAACAAGCATTTCTTTTTCTTCTGCTTTTTTGTCAAGTTTAATATCTTCAAACTTACCTGTAGCAAAAGTGGCTCCGGGCTTTAATACCCGACCATCTCCTTCGTAACCTACGTCAAAAGGACTATCTATAGTTTCTTCTGCATCAGGAGCTTGTCCTTGAGAAGTTTCAATTCCCGGAGAAGCTACGTGTGAATACTGAGAAATACCTTCAGGCATTTTAGTTTCACTAATACCAATAGGAAACTTATTAGCGCCAAACACAACATCTACAAGTTGTCCAAAGGCTGCAAGTACTTTAGTCTTAGTAACCTTAACAAAGATACGGGACTTCTCAGACTCTCTAAAGCGTACATTCTTGCCGTATAAACCACGATAGTTATGATACGCTGTAAGCCAACGCTGCTCATCTAGATCGCGTGAGGACTTAGCAGAAACATAGCGGTCAGTAATAAGACCTACTAGGTTGTTGCGTAGATTTTCTTCTAGGGTTAGCTCAAGGCCATCTTCGCCTTCAACGTCTCCAAAGTAAATCCCGTTCGCTGTTAAAGTATTTTCTGCCATTAGTATCCAAACTCCGAATCAACGGGTGTATATGCCTGTTCCATTCTCATGTTTCTAAACTGACTAAAGATGTCATTGACTTTAGGTCTTGACATAATTAAGTAGCGTAGCGCGTCATAAGCGTGGTCAGGTGCATTTGTATTAACATCTTCTGGGTTAGTTTTATCCAGAGGAAGACTTTGAAGTTCACGTATCAAGTTAGGACAGCTATTAAATATCTGTATCTTAGGTCTGCCACTTGGTTGCACTCTCAAGTATTCGTGGATTTGTATCTTACCTTGTATTCTATTTTTATCTGCTCTACGCAGCTTATGCCCTGCTCGTTGAAGTGTCTCTCCAACTGTAGGGCCTGTAGTACCTGTTCTGTTCCATGCCGCTGTATCAAGTACTCCCGGCACAGAGTAGGGGTCTGTTAGCTCCATATTAGTAATCATCTGAGCTAAATCAACACCTGTTAGTCCTTTACGATATAACTCTCTGTATATAATCAGTGTGCCATCAGATGGATCAACAGTACCCCAAACACAAGCACTTTCAGAAGCGTAGCCATAGTCAATTCCTTTTACCCTTTCCCAACCTACTGGGATTTCAAAAGGTGTTATAACGTGCTCCATTACATCAAACTCTGTGAAGGCAGCACCTTCTGTAACATCCCAGTTGCCTTCTAGAAGCTGCTTACGCTGTACCGCTGGTAGAGCTTTAAGCATTTGCTCATACCTACCATCTGTAGACAGGTATGGGTTATCTTCTAAGCGGGCTGGTATGAAACGTCGTGTCAAACCATCATGGCCTGTAAAGCTCTCATTAGGCTCTGATGGGTTCACATAACGCTTCTTTACCCATGTTGCACCAGCACCACCGGGGTTAGCTGTACAACGCATGTACGGCGTAATCTCAGGGTCTGTAGTACGCAGTCTTGATGCTAGGTAGTTCCAAGAAAACTCTGTTGATAGGTGAGTAATCTCATCAAAACCAATCCAACTATAAGCTTGTCCCTGATAGCGGTACACATCCGCATCTCTTTCAAGGAAGCCAAACTCTAGTTTAGCACCACTAGGGAATGTCCAGATCTTTTCAACTTCTCTGAACTTACATCCCGGAAAAGCCTTGGGGTATAACTCCCTAGACTTATCTATAAGCTCCCTCAGTTCAGGCATGGAGCGTCTTAATATCAACGCCCTGTGAGCAGCCCTGTGAGCGAATCTGAGGGGATCTACGAGCATAGCATAGGACTTACCACCCCCTGCTGCGCCACCATACAATACGTCCGTCTCTGGAGCCGCTAGGAAGTCTGTCTGCGGCCCATCATTAGGTTTAAAGATAATCTTTTCATCTACTATCTCCTTTGTACTAGGAGTTAACAAATCAAGCTCATCTTCTGTTAGGACTTTACCTTCAGTTGTAGAGGCATCTAAAGCCTCATCTAACTTAGATTGTACCTTTGTCTGCTGGTTTAGTGTAGCCTTAGCAGACTTCAACTTCTTGTCAAGGACTTCTATACGACGCTGCTTGTCCTTTACAGACCTTCTAGCAGCCATCTTAGCCTTTTCTTTCTTACTGTAACGGTATCTAGGAGATTCTCCTCTATCCTCTCTTTCCTGCTTTACATGGTTAGAGAGAGTCTGTACCGATACCTTGTAGCCCTTAGACTCTATAAACAATCTACCTTCACGGATAGATTTATACTTACCATCAACAATACCTTCTACAACCTCTTTGAGAACTTTGTAGACTTTATCATTGCGTACAAATAGCTTACTCTCTGGATCTGCATCGTATGCAAATGGAGCAACACCCTGTGTACGGGGCTTAGTCTTGGGTAACTTCATACTCACCTTCTACAACAGTCTTAGCAGGAAGTATGAATAAAGCGCCACCCTCTGACTCAACATTAACCTCTAGTCTATCTTGCTTTCCTAAACCAGTGCGATCCAATATCGTTTGAGCAGCTTGTAGCTTTACATTAGCTTGAGGCATAGGATCATCTGAATCTAATACCTGTACAAGCTTCATAGCTGCCTTGGGTGCAGATTGAGCAAGTATATGAGAGGCCAGTTCTATTATTTCATTTTTAAGTGATTTAACTACTTGAGAATAGCTACCTTCGGCATAACCCGCTAACTCTGCTGCGTATTTTGGATCACCTCCTGTTTGGATTAGACAGTCCAAGAACTTCTGTTGCTTTTCTGTTAGCTCACGTTCTTTGGTTGTTTGAGGTAAATAAGCATTCATAACAAGACAGTATAGTGTTGTATTGAGGTTTTGTCAAGTCTTTTTTAAAAAAATAGTAAAAAAACTTGACAGATTGAAAATCTGACACTATACTATAGTAACAGCCGCCGGGGGTGTAAGTATGTATTATATAGATCTCAATATATGTACTTTAAAAGCTTTAAAAGGGAGCCGCAGTATGTGAAGATACTGGCAAGGTTAGACAACTTGAAAAGCTTTCAAAATGTTTATGAATGTGTATATATACCCCCACCCCCGTACGGGCTCCTGCCCACCCGCACACGCACACGCGATACGCGCACATCCGCACAAGCGCATAAAGGCTTCACCATCTTTACAAGCCTTCACAAGCTTTTGAAGCCTTCACGCGCAAAAGCCTAACAATTGTTAGATATTCCAAAAAGTACTTAAAAGCCTTCCAAGTATTCCCAAGCTTTGACAATCTTGTGGCGCGTTTAAAAAGCTTTAGAAGGTTAGCCTTTATAACTTTAAAGCATAAACCTTTCAAAGCCTTACAAGCTTTCGCCATCCCTTCCAATCCTTCACCAGTCCACACTTTTTTTTCTATAATAGGTAAAGCCTTTCACATACTGTATAGATGTACAGTACCTATTCCTTCCCCGTGTTAACTTCACGCCTTGCAAGCTTTTATTAAAAATACTTCAAAAATACTTACAAGCTTTTCCCTAGTCTTTTCAATGACTTACAATCATTCCCAATAGGAATATAACCTAGTCCAAAATATCCTTGTAAAAATCATGCCCCCTAAACTAAATTCCTCACATCGCCAAGGCAACACCGCCAACGGCAAACACTGTGAGGGATCGCAAAATGGATAAGAAAGAAATTCGTAGCATAGCAACCGCCATCAACACGCTCGACAAAAAGAGCGCAACAATAGCAGAAAGGCTTTTTGCAGTATTAAAGCCTTCTATCAATAGCGGCGACATGGCGACATGGAAACAGACCAAAAAAGAATTCGCAGAAGCTTTAGGCTTTAAAAGCCTTAATAAGTATGCGGAAGAAAAAGGCGGGAGCTTAGCCCAGCGTGTTAGTGAGTTTACATGGGCAGTCGAAGGTGTAGGCTTTGACCTTGAAAGCTTCGACGATTACTTGGCGGCTAAGGCTGCAATGCTGGAAGCCCAGAAAGCAGCCAAGGCGGAAGAAAAGGAAAAGGCGGAAATGGCCGCAGCCTTGGAAGCTTCACAAGGTAAGCCGCAAATGACTCCGAAGCTTTTAGCGGTACTCAATGCGATTAAGGAAAAATCAGCCCTATCGGCAGAAGAGCAAGACGCCATTGCGGATTCACTATCACCATTACTGAACGTATAAGGGGAATCCCTCCCGACCTAGGCACGTCGCTAAACTGCCTACGCTAGACACTAGCCATTAGATCCCATCGGGCTTTAATGAGTAGTGCCAAGGCATTACAAGCTTGCCAAGATAGCGGACGGATACTCTGCTGCCCGGTGTAAGTGTTAGAAAAAACCTAACAAATGTTAGAAAAAAAAACCTAACAAATGTTAGAAAATTTTGAGGATAAAAAATGTTCCCATCTGCGACAATAAACCTTCCCTATGAACCGGACTATTTGAAAGCCGCAAATGCTGTTAACGCGATTAATCCGGCGCACCAGACCGCCGTTCGTAACTGGGCTATAGCGATGCGATTGGTGGATTATAACGTCGATTGCGCCGCGCATTATGAAGATAACGCCGGAGGAATAATCAGGGAGTCGTGCATCGCGCCGAGCATAAAAAAACATCTTGCCACCGAAGAAAGATATTGGAATCAGGCGCAAGATATTGAGTCCTACCTACCAAAACGCGAATTAGAAAACGCCGTTAAGCAGTTGGTGGCCGCGTGTAATGGTGGGACGGCTGCCATTTAAAACCTAACAAATGTTAGAAAATTTGAGGATAAAAAAATGACAATGGCTAAAAAGTTTTGGGAGTGGGAAAACAGTCAGCACATACGCTGGAAGTATGTTGACCATAGACCCATCGTCCAACAGTTTGATGCGGGTGCGGAGGTTGCATGTTTTAAGAAGTATCCCGACAGTTACGAAGTGTACGACGAGCAAACGCTGGTGACGTTCAGCGACGGATCGAAAACCAATTTCAATTATAAAGGTGAGGAAGGCTGGTGAAACTACTAGACACGACAGGCGGGAACGCCAAGCTAAAGAAGAGTGATAAGAGTAGCCAAGAATACAGGCTTGCAGGTTTATCACTCATGCCGGATGACATACTTTGTCCCTATCGGAACGTTGCAGGCTGCGCTAAGTCTTGCCTTGAGTCGGCAGGCATGGGCGTATTCTCAAACGTCAAGGCTGGCAGGCAACGCAAAACTGATTGGTGGCATAGCGACAGGGCTGGTTTCCTTGACAAGCTTCGCAAGGAGTTGACCAACTTCGACAAGCTTTGCAAGCGTCAGGGTGTCAAGGCGGCAGTGCGTCTCAATGTGCTGTCGGACATACCGTGGGAGAAGCATGGGATACCGCAGGAGTTTCCCGATATTTTCTTCTATGACTACACCAAGAATGCGTCAAGGCTGGGCAAGACTCCGTCTAACTATGAGTTGATGTTTTCGTACAGTAACGAGCCGGACTATCAGAAGCACGTTGCTAAGGCTTGGAATACCGACGCGCCTATATCGGTGGTGTTCCGTGGCGGTATGCCAAAGCATTACAAGGGACGAAGGGTTATTGATGGCGATGCCTCAGACCTTGTGAACGTCAAGGCCGGTAAGGTCGTTGTCGGGTTGGTAGCCAAGGGCAAGGCCAAGAAAGATGAGGGTAACTTTGTTGTTGATAATGTGATTGCGGTAGGGTAAAACCTAACAAATGTTAGAAAAGTGAGGTTGAGATGAAAGTACTTGTAGCGTGTGAGTCTAGCGGTACAGTCCGCGAAGCTTTTAGAAAGCTTGGGCATGAGGTTTGGTCTAATGATCTGTTGCCTGCTGATGATGGTAGTGAGTATCACTTGCAGATGGACTGTGAGGAGGCGATAGGTTGGGATGATTGGGATTTGATTATCATGCACCCACCCTGTACAGCCTTGGCGGTCAGCGGCAACTCTACCTATGCGAAGGGAATGCCTAAGCATGACGAGCGTTTGCGGTCGATTGAGTGGACTACAAAGCTTTATCAGTTGGCTATTATTGCCTGCGATAAAGTGTGTATGGAGAACCCTGTCGGGGTGTTACCGTTCAAGCCTACGCAGTATGTACAGCCTTGGATGTTCGGTCATCCTGAGTCTAAAAAGACGGGCTTGTGGCTTCATGGTTTGCCCAAGCTGGGCGAAACTAACAACGTAAAAGAGGAGTTTGATGGGCTACCAAAACGGGAACAGCAACGGCTGCACTACCTACCACCGTCAGCGGACAGGTGGAAGATACGCAGCAAAACTTTTCAAGGTCTGGCAGATGCTATGGCCGAGCAGTGGGGATAGGTATGTTGATTGAGAAGAGGTCTGGACTTACAGGCAAGGTGCATGTCTTGGACGTGCCGGTAACTGTGCAGCAGATAGAGGCTTGGCAGGGTGGAGAGTTGATTCAGAACGCTATGCCTGACCTGTCTGCTGAGTTTCGTGAGTTTTTGATGACAGGCATAACGCCTTTTGAATGGGAAGAAAATTTTGGAGGGTAAGACTATGGATTTGTATGATGAGAAGTTTTGGGATTGGTTGGATGAGTGTCCTGTTGAGCACAATGCTACGCTCCACATGGTTGACATGTACGGTCAGCGGTTAGCAGGTGTTACTTTCTTTAAGGAGGATGAAGATGAGAACGCCTAAGTATGTGTTCACCCGTATACCTAATGATGAGGCCGGGCGTGAGCTAGTTGAGCAGATGCGTAAGTACCTGAACAGGGATAGGTATAGCCTGCGGGTTCGGGGTCAGGGTCTTATTGACGGTGAGAATTGGAGGCGTTACGGTTACGGTCAGCCCTTGGATAAGTCCAAGTATATTAGAATCTATGTAGAGGAGAAAGCTAATGAGCAATAGAACGAAGTTCGGTAAGACAAAGGACGTATCAGAACCCTACGCTACTTTCAAAAACCCACAGGGTTGGGAATGGCGTGTACTCAAGACGTATCAGAGCGTTAAGAAGGAGCGTGACAATCAGTATGCACGATGGTTTGTTGCAGCTAAGTCACCTCTTACGTATGATAGCTGGGAGTATGGTGATACATATGTAAGAGAAGTTGAGAACTACGGTCACTTAACTTCAGCAACTAGTGAATGGTTAGAGGAGTATTTGAATGAACTTTCATGATGTGAAAAGTATAGATGTTAAACGTGACATCAAGCGTGGTTGGACTACCATTAAGATCACCCGACATGAAAGGTTGGATGTGGACGTTGAGTCTGAGGTTGCTCTTGCTAAGGTTTTCGGTATCGACAAGTGGGAAATGGCTAATATTGTTCGCAGTATCAATAAGAACGGTACGGTAACTGATGAGATAACCTTGTTTCATGTTGACGATGAAGACATAACTATAAATATGGAGACAACAAATGAGTAATGAGACATGCTGGGTTGAGGCGCACAAGTCTCACCCTAATGCCCCTTGGAATCAGCCCGATGCTGATGACCTCATCTTTGACTTTGAGGTGACGATACGTTTGGTGGTTAGGGCAGTAGATAGACACGATGCGGTGAATATAGCTGAGTCGCTAATAAAGCCGTCAGCAGAACTGCTTGACGTAGAAAGCATACAAGTAATGGAGATTTGATATGATATACCGACTGCGTAAGTTTAAGACACGCTATGGCGTACATTCCGGGCGGTGCTATACAGGCATCCACTTCGGCAAACGCTCGTGGTACATACCTCATCATGGCAGAGGTCATCTGTTTAAGGTTGAGGATACGGACGGCAGGACTATGGTGTCCCGTCTCATAACAAGGAAATAACTCTCCGGCACCTGAGCATGTGTGTAAACTGCTCACCTTTTAATTTGGAGAATGAAATGGATAGTATAGATTTATTTATTGATCACTTTGTTATTCACTCTGAGAGTCGTGAGGCTTTGGTACTGAACGTTGGTAGTTCAGAGAAGTTTGAGAATCACTTGCGGAATCTTGTATCGCATGAGATTCGTGACGCTTTATCAAAAGAGATCAATGCTTTTGAGGAAAAGATCATGAAGTCTAATGGTGTTAGGAAACAGCGACTCATTGACGGGTCTAATGCTTTAAGAGGTCTTAGAAGTGATCTTGTATGGGCAAAGGTTAGAGAGAAGGTGTCAGCATGAGTGACTTGTTTTACAAGGCTGTCAAGGCCCAGAAAAATCTTGATAGGGTATACCCCGATAGGTACTGGCCTGTCGGGGCTGAGTCCCCGCCTAAGCCGCACATCATAAAGGTTACTAAGATGTATGCACAGGGCGTAAGGCCACGTGACATCGTCAAGCAGCTTGGTATGAGTAAGTCTATGGTGATCAGTATTATAAAGCGTTCACGTTTCCACCAAGATACCAAGTACCGTGCAAAACATAATTGATATGTGTAATCACATCCTTGGGTTTAGTGAGTGTTACTTTGAGACAGGCATCGTAACACCTGTTGTACGTGAGGATGCTCTAAGGCTGTGTCAGAAGCATGGTGATGACTTCTGTATCAGGTTCGTTGCTGTGTATCTTGAGGTTCAGAATCAAGAATATCAAAAATTCTCATGACACCGTTCAGGTTATCCTGTACAATACCTTAAAGGTTTAAAGGAGATATATAAAATGAGTTCTACAGATACTAGAATGGAGTTTTGTTCGGATGTAGATGATTGGTGGTGTCAGTTGTTTGCAATGAGGTTAGGTGCTCCGCTGCCTTCTGAAAGAATTAAGCTAAGGTTCATTGGTTTTGTTGAGGATCGTTGTGCTGAGGTAGGTTCTTGGAAGATACGTGACGATGATCTAACAGAATTATTTTCTGAATTTCTAGATGAACTAGGAGGCTGGTAATGTTATTTGATATCACTACTGAGGAGTACAGGGCTTTCACGGCATCACATCTTATTGGATTGTTATATGAAAATAAGTCTGCGTACCACATAACCTACAACATGCACGGAAAAGACCGGCACTGTTTAGAAATAGAGGAGGGCATTGACGGATCTTTAGAAGAGCAAGTCTCTGATTTTTTTGTTGATAATGCATCTCAATGATGTTAATTTATAATGACGCTAACAAAGGAGAAAACCTATGCGTATGATTGATGGTATCCCACAAGTGTTAACTGGCGAAGCCTTTTATCCTCATGTGAAAGTGCCTGTCCCTAACTTCACGGGTGACCGTAACGGGTATGAGATTAACCTAGCGGTATCTGATGAGGT